TCTTCATTTATTTCTTTAGTCAAATTTGAATACTGTATCAGACGATTGTTGAATTTTATTACAGGCTCTTCAAATTCTTCACCTATATATTGTCTTAAGAGTTTGTAGGTTTTATACTCTTTTAATAAGTTGAACTGCTCAGTCATTAAAGATATGTTGTCAACGAAATCAATTTTGTTATAAGTAGCATTCTTGACTAAAGAGTGGTATCTTTGATTTTGAAAGAGATATATAAGCATGCTGTAAGAATCATTTATAACTCTATTGTCAGTATCAACTTGACCATAACAATGATAAATTTTATTTGTGTGTTTTGAAAATTTGCTCGATAAAAAAATGAGCCTTGCAGGATCTTCTGTGTCACAAATATTTTTTATTACCTCAAATTCTCTAGTTGTGTCATAATATTTATTTGTAAACATTGAAAATTTAGGGTATATGTTATCAAGTAATATCTTATATATTGAACTATTTAATTGTATGGTGGTATTGTTATTAACGTATATAAAATTTATTGGTTTCACAGTTGATTTACTAGGAAAGAAAGTTAACCTATCAGCATTAACTGTGGAAAGTTTGTTATGGAAATTCACCATTGCTTCTAGTACCATGTTCATGTCGTTTTTCATATCATCTAGGTTGTCAGACATGTTCTCTGTTAATGACACATGAAATAGATCCTTATCAATTAAAACACCGGAATTCATTGCATCTAAAATCATTTCTATCTTATTAAACACTTCTCTAGGCTTCACTTTCATTGTGAGAATTTGCATGGAGTCTGTTTTTGAAAAATGAATACATCTTGATAATAATCGAGAATTATCTTCATTAGTCATTGATGAAAGATAATCAGTAGTGAAAAGGTTCATGAAAAGCTTACATAAAAAAATGAATGGGTGTTTATTTCCTGACATCACTATTAAATTTAATAAATCTGGGTTATCATACTGTTTGAATAAGTTTAATAATGATGAGAACTTATGTTCTATGCTTGTTTTTAAACTTTTTAGATCTTGATTAACTTGAACCTTTGCTTTTGCACTTAATATTGGTATACCTTCTTCATTCAAAACATCAGAACTATGCTTCAAAATCAACATCATTCTTAATACTCTATTTTCATCCAATTTTAGCAATCTCAGAATATCTGCGGAACTACCACAAACCATATCCATTAATGGATGCGATGAAGGGAATCCGCAACATTGAACTGGGTACAGATCTGTTCTTCTTATCTTATAAAAATCTAAAATCAATGAGGCATTTAAATATTTTCTCAAGTAAGCTGTTTCAAAACTACCACCCATTAAAACTGTTTCAACACCTTTATTTATTGATTTTATCAAGTCATGAGCTGGGCCTTTGTTGGATGGTTCAAATTCCAGGTTTGAAATGAATTTTATTTCCAAAGGTAATAATCTCTTATTTATATACAGAACGGATAAAAACTCAAAATATATTAAACTGGTACACAAGACACATTTTTTTAACGAAAAATTGTGGTTCAATAATAGTTGAACCACTTCATATAATTTTGTGCCCATTATCAAGCTAGCCCTAGTTAGAGCTTCAAATGAACCACCTGAATCATCTGAATGAC